CATTGACAGTAAATCAGGTAGTACCGGTCTAGTTGACCAAAGTCAACTTGAAAACTATCCCATTGCCGACTGCTACCAAGGCAAATACAATCAGATGTTTCTGGATCTGGTCAAGCAACCAAAAATGCCTAAAGGATCAGTGCTGTGCTATAACGCTAGACTCTTACACTCGAGTATGCCTAATCCGAGTAACCGCCCCAGGAAAGCTTTATTGATCCACTATTGCGAATCCAGTATCATTAAACCGCTTCGGTCCATTGATAACATTTGGTCATCATTGGTGCCTTAAAAAACATTGACTTTCCAACACAGAGATGTTATTATTGAAACATGAGCTACCTACTTGTTGATGCCGCAAATCTTTTCTTCCGTGCTCGTCATGTGATCCGTAATGGTGATCCTGAAGAGCGTGTAGCCATGAGCTACCACATTATTCTTGCCGCTGTTCTTAGGCAATGGCGAGACCGTCAGGGCAAGCATGTGGTATTCTGCTTTGAAGGTCGTAGCTGGCGCAAAGATTACTACGCACCTTATAAGGCACAACGAGCCGATGCTCGAGCCAAGCATACTGTCAAAGAAGCCGAAGAAGAAAAACTGTTTTGGGAAAGCTTTGACAAGTTTTACGAGTACATCAGTACTAAGACCAATGTAACAGTTCTTCGTAATCCTGTGTGCGAAGCCGACGACTTTATTGCTCGCTGGATTCATTTACACCCCAACGACAATCATACAATCGTATCCAGCGATAGCGACTTTGAACAACTCATTGCACCCAATGTGCAACTGTACAACGGCATTGCCGGTGTGCTGACCACACACGAAGGCTACTACGACGACAAGGGTCGTGTTGTGGTTGACAAGAAAACCAAGGAAGTTAAGCCAGCACCAGATCCTGAGTGGCTGCTTTTTGAAAAATGTATGCGCGGTGATACCAGCGATAATATCTTTAGTGCGTACCCTGGTGTTCGTGAAAAAGGTTCCAAAAACAAGGTCGGTCTTAGAGAAGCCTTTGCTGATAGAAACAACAAGGGATTCATGTGGAACAATCTCATGCTACAGCGTTGGACCGACCACGAAGGAGTTGAACACCTGGTGCGTGATGACTATGAACGCAATCGTGCTATTATTGATCTGTCTGCACAACCTGACAACATCAAAGCAGTACTAGACGATGCAATCTCTCAAGCAGTTCAGCGTGAGCGAGTACCGGGCGTAGGTACCCATTTTATGAAGTTCTGTGGTAAGTACCAGTTACAAAAGGCTTCTGAAAATGCTCAATATCACTCCGAATGGCTGGCGTCCGGCTATAACTAGAATTTTTATCTTTTGCGGTTTAGCGTGGCTGGCCGCATGGGCACTTCCTGCAATTGCACAGGCCTTCCTACTGAGAACCAACTGGGTGTGTAGCAGTACCCAGTCAGTGGTTGAAGCTCTTAAAGGAGCAAACGAATCAGTTAGAGCAATTGGCAAGTCACAGACCGGTGAAAACGACTCGATAATTATGTCATTTTGGGTTGCCAAAGATGGAAGTTGGAGCATTATTGCTACCAGCCAAAAAGACCCTACTATAAGCTGTATTATAATTACCGGTGACGGTTTTACTAGATATAATACTTCAAATTCCTCCGAAGATTCCATTTAAGCCCTGTTTAATAGGTTCATTATATATGCACTTTTGCTAAATAAGTGCATGAGTAGACCTAAGCCAACAATTATATTAACGCACACAAATCCTCGCACATACAAGAGCGAAGAAGTCCTAGCGGCTGATGCGATCTATGCAGTATTCTATAAGGATAAACCCATTAATCTTCGTACTCTGAATAGTTTGGTTAGCTATCCAGGACCCAAGTATAAAAAAGTTAGTTTTAGCAATCCTGGCCATGCTTTTAATCTTGCAGACCGCTTAAACAAAATCTTCAAGGTTAATGACTTTTCTGTAGTTGAGCTAAAGCAAGGACGGCGCATCAATGAAGCAGGAACTAGCTACAAAGATAGTTGACTATCTGTCGCAGTATCCGTTGCCGCATATCTGGGGTGATACAAAAATAACCCCATATTCAGTGTTCAAAAATTATCAACCAGGACGACAAAAAGGCTTGCGACTAACTGCCTTTGGTTGGGAATTAATGCGCCCACATTTCCGGCATTGGTCTTATAAATGCCCACCTGGATGGAATCCCAAGCCCGGGCATCTCATAGGACTAGAACAGCATTTAGATTGGCCTTACTATCACGGTGCTGGCTACTTTCGCATCTTTGGTGAAAACGATGCCATGGAAATTCGCTTGGTAAACGACGATATCATATTATGGCTTGAGGGTCTAAGTCGCAAAGCTCTTAACAATCGACGATGACCAAAATAGCATAAGCTGTACAATTAATCATTGACCACAGAACAGTTATGTACTATGTTCTGTGCATGAAGAAAACACAACTCATTGACCACTTTGTTACCAAAGATGGCAAAACCTTTGCTGGCACTCATGTAATTCTAGACCTTTGGAATTGCGTCGGCTTAGATGACGAAGAACTAATCAATCATGCTCTAAGGCAAAGTGTAAAGGCAGCTAAGGCTACCTTGTTACATATACACCTGCACAAATTTCAACCCAATGGCGGGATTTCGGGTGTTGCTGTTCTAGCTGAATCACACATGTCCATCCACACATGGCCTGAACGCGGTTATGCTGCCTTAGATATTTTCATGTGCGGATCCGCCGATCCTTTGCTGACTGTTCCTGTGCTTGAAAAGCATTTTAAGCCTTCCAAGGTTGTGCAGGAAAAATGGTATAGAGGCATGGTCTACGACTAACCCGCCCTTGCGGTAACTTCTCAAACCACACCTGTTTTATAAATACTTTTATGAAGCACTGGCAACCTTATGTGCGGGCCAGCTGGGAACTAGTGGTAGAAGCACAAGGCACTACTCAGACTTATCTAGAGTCTGATGTTGAAGCATTCTTGGTACATGTAATGGCCCGCAGTTTTGAGCGCACAGACTTTTGGTCTGTGCCAATTGCTATAAAAATGCTTGAGGCGAGATCCTTACCAAACAATCAAAAACAACCAGTGCTTAGATCAGTGGGCGAAGAATGCTTGTTCATCGATGCATGGGAGTTTAAGAAACCTCGCTGGCCCGGAGAAAGCTACTTCAAGCAAATGGGCAGTATTGCATTTGGCATTGCCAGCGTGGCTACTAGGCCACCAGATGAGTTACTGGATATGGCAAGCTTGCAGTTTAGCACCATGAGCCAAGTGCTCAGGGGCGTAAGGGACCTATATTTGTCTAAAAATTAAGCAAAACAAGGGGTTAGCTAAGTCATTGATTTTTAACACTTTTTTAGCCCTAGCTAAGTCATTGATTTTAAAGAACTTTTAAAAGTGTTGCAAAAATGCCACATTTTTGAGCCAAAAAAAGTGAAAAAAAGTGAAAAAAGAGGGGAAAAACGGTTGACTCAGCCCTAGGGTTCCCGTATACTACAAAAACTATGAAACGGATCACATCAATCACTGTAAAGCTTCCGCGCCAAAAGCGCCGTTGTGTGGAACTTTACTCCGCAGATACGCCCTTTAAGGGCCGCATTGAGCGGAGCAAGGTTGCGTACAAGCGCCATGCTCGGACGCAAAAAGAGGTTGACAAGGATCTGGATCTTTAGTAAACTAGATACTGTAGCGGGATGGTCCTGCTATAAATCACACACACAGGAGTGTTCGCATGTCTAAGATTCTTTCCCAAACCCCCGACGCCATTCGCAAGCGTGAGGCTCGTGCTCGTGCTCGTGCCGCTGGTGTGATGGAGCTCACCATTGCTGAGCCTGTTGCTCCGGTTGCTGTTGCGCCTGCTGTGGTTGAGGCTGCTATTGCAGAAGTTGCCACTGGCGAGACTTTTGCGTTTGTTGGCTATGCCATTGACGCTAAGGGCCGTGGCGCTGTTCGCTACACCAACGACAAGCGCCGGACTCGTACGCTGGTCCGTGCCGGTTGCACCGCTGTTAAGTTTGTTGAGCTTCCTGCTCCAATGACCAAGGAGCAGATTGATGCTTCTGAGTTTGTTGCTCAGGTTGTTCCAGCCGATGCTGTTAGCCAAGCGGCTTAATTAGGAAGGGGTAGGGGTTGACACTCCTACCCTACCCTGCTATACTAGAAACATCATTAACGCCCTGAAGGAGCCACCATGGGAAATCAAGTCGAAACCCGCACCGTTAAGATTAGCGAGTGCAAGCCTATCCTGCGCCGAGCAGTAGCCAAGCGCCGTCCAATTTTTATCTGGGGTCCTCCTGGTGTTGGCAAGAGCGACATGGTGAATCAAGTTGCCGCAGAGTTTCCTAACTCTACTGTAATTGATTTGCGTATGGCCCTTATGGATCCCACTGACATCAAAGGCGTGCCGTATTACAGCGCCGGCGATAACACTATGAAGTGGGCTACCCCTAGTGAACTTCCCAGCGAAGCAGTTGCCGCTGAACACGATGTTGTGTTCCTGTTCCTTGACGAACTTAACTCTGCTCCGCCTGCTGTTCAGGCCGCGGCTTATCAGTTGATCCTTAACCGCAAGGTTGGGCAATACACATTGCCTGACAATGTTGTGCTAATTGCCGCAGGTAACCGTATGGGCGACAAGGGTGTTACCTATCGTATGCCCAGCCCACTGGCCAATCGTTTCCTGCACCTTGAGATTCGTGTGGACTTTGAGGATTGGGAGCAATGGGCTCTTAGCCACGAGATCCATCCGCATGTGGTGGGCTTCTTGAAGCAGTTCAAAGGCGACTTGTTCAACTTTGATCCGACGCAACACGACCGCGCCTTTCCTACTCCGCGTACCTGGAGTTTCGTGTCGGACATGCTGGATGACGACATGCCCGACTCTGCCAACACTGACATGGTGGCTGGCTTGGTTGGCGAAGGTATGGCAATTAAGTTTATGGCGCATCGTAGGCACGCCGCAGACTTGCCTGACCCGTCCGATGTCTTGAGTGGCAAAGTTACCACTTTCAAGAGCAAGGAAGTGAGTGCCGCATACGCACTAGTTACCAGCCTGTGCTACGAACTTCGTAGTCGCTACGAAGACGGAAAGCGCACTGGCAAGCTTGACGACTTTAATAAGAGTGCAGATAACTGGCTTGGCTTTATGATGGCTAATTTCGAACCTGAAATGGTTATCATGGGTGCTCACACCGTGTTGAAGAACTACAAGGTTGTGTTTGATCGCAAGAAGATGACCAACTTCCCCGAGTTCTTCAAACGCTATGCCAACTTGCTCACCGACGAGTAAATTGGCAGAACGACTTCGGACCTGGCCTATAGCAGAAATGCTATACGGTCAGGAAGCCCGAACCATATGGACGGACCAGCCACCAACCCCTTCCGATGTTAGCGAGTGGCTCCGCAAGCAAAGGACCAGCTGGTCTGTCCGCCCTTATCCGATTGGAGCCACCATTAATGAAGTTACCAAATGGACCAGAGAACAGGGCCTTAAAAGGTTAGATTGGGACTTTATTCCCAAGCAAAATATCTGGTTCAGAGATCCACAGGTAGCAATGATTTGGGACTTATGCGGTCCAAAAGATAAGCCGATAAAAACGGTTGACCTTAAAACAGAATAGCCGTATAATAGATACATAGATAGAAGGAGCCACAAATGTCTAAGATGCCCGCCCGTGATAAGCTTATTAAGAGCCGTGTTGCTATGCTGTTGAAGTACCCGTTTTGGGGTCCTCTGGCTGCTCGGCTCAAGCTTGAAGAAGTTGATTGGTGCAAGACCATTGCTACTGATGGCCGCAAGTTTTACTATAACAAAGAGTTCGTTGAAAAGCTCAGCGACGGCGAAATGATTTTTGGCTTTGGCCACGAACTTGGGCACATCATCTTTGATCACATGACACGCCGTGGTGATCGTGAGCCGCAAGTTTGGAACATGGCCGGTGACTATGTTATCAACAACATGCTGATCCGGGAGAGCGTTGGTACTGCAATTACCACTGTACCAATTTTAGCAGATCGTAAGTACGAAGGCAAAACTGCCGACGAAGTCTACGACGACTTGATGGCTAATGCTACTGTAATTAAGATGACGCTGGATGACCACCTTGACATGGAAGGTGACGGCGAAGGCGAAAGCGATGGTGATGGCAACGGTGACAAAGACGGAAAAGGCAAGCCCAAGTTCAAGAAGCTGACCGAAGAAGAGCGCAAGGCTCTGCGTGACGAGTGGCGCGAAGCTGTTATCCAAGCCGCTAAGAACGCTGGTGCTGGCAATACTCCTGCGGCAATCCAGCGCCTGGTGAAAGATATCACTGCTCCAGTAATGGACTTGAAGGACTTGTTGCGTATTCAGTTCTCAGGTAGCGTAAAGAGTGACTACACTTGGATGCGTCCCAACCGCAAGGCGTGGCATACTGGTGCAGTTCTTCCAGGCCAATTGCCTGGTGAAGAGCTTGACATTGTAGTTGCACTAGATGCATCTGGGTCTATTGGCGAAGACATGCTGATGGACTTTTTGGGTATGGTGCAGGGCTCGTTGGATCAGTTTACCAGCTACAAGGTGCGTGTTGTTACCTTTGACACTGATGTTTATAACGAAGATACATTTACCGGCGATGACGGTCGAAGCATGGGTGAATATGAAGTTACCGGCGGGGGCGGCACTAGCTTTGAATGCGTATGGCAATGGATGAAAGACAACGACATCCAACCCCATCAACTTGTTATGTTCACAGACGGATATCCGTTTGGTTCTTGGGGTGACCCTGACTACTGCGATACGCTGTTTGTGGTGCATGGTAGCAATACTATCACAGCACCGTTTGGTATTACTGCTAACTATGTTCCTGCCAATCGCAGGCATTGAACTAGAAGGACGTTCAGCTTAATCAGCTGATACTGTGACCCGCAGGATGAGAAGTGGTGTGATAGCCATGGGTGGTTCCAGTCTAACCTAACTGGCGCTGGCGATGCGAGAATCCTCCCTGGTCGGGAAGCGGGTGGAAGGCATGCGTGATGGTGTTGGGGGTTCCTGGCGCCTGATGTGCTACAATTACCGCCGCAGGGAGGAAGCACTTCATATGTAAATACACATATGATTAATCTAGAATATGCAGAAGTAACTTGGGAACTCAACGGACATTGCAAGCTTCAATGCTCCTATTGTCAACCGCAATGGAAAACCGGACATCTAGATAAAACCATTGACCAGTATCTAGCTGTTGTTGACAAATTGCAAAACACTAGGTATTCTCACCATTCTAAAATTTATTGGAAAATAGGTGGTGGTGAACCTTTACACTTTCCTCATCTAAATACCTTGCTAAAAAAGATGAAGGAACGCCCGTCTGTTATTAGACTAGATACCAGCGGTGACGACACTTATTTTGCTTCTTACGGCATTTTAAATTTCATTGACAAAATAAAGCTTACCTATCACTCGTGGCAAAACGATGATGTGTTTGGTTTTATATTAGAGCAATGTCAAGAAAAAAGCATTGAAGTATCTATTGTTGTTCCATTGACTCCAGGTCTCATAAACGAATGCAGACAACGAGTAGAGCATTTTAAAAGCATTGGGTATAGATGCACTGAGCAAATACTCTATAATACCAATGGTGAATTGTATTGGGGTTACAGCAACATTGATCTAAATAGAATAGAAGGAAGACCCGACGACTGGGTAGAGGAACCCGTTGTGTATGATCCAAATCAACCAGACCCTAGATATGTAGACCTTAGTGTTATCAATGATATGGATCCTGTGTACACTGGTCAGCCTTGTTACGCAGGAGTCGATTGGATACACATCAATTCCAAGGGCTTTGCATCATATAGTCAATGCGGTGGCAGAAGCGAACACTACAATGCGTTTGATTCAAACTGGCAACCACCCAGCAATCATTTTCCTTGCAATGTAGGTCAGTGCCGGAGCGAACAAGATCGTAGAAAAATAAGAATTGTTGCTAACTAGAAACGCACCGCAAGGTGCGTTTTTTTTTGATTCTATTTTGGTTAAACCTTTGCTAAATTGGCTAATAAGTATTCCGTGGGTATACCATAACTATAGGAGATAAACATGGAAAACCAAGAACAGGCACAACAGCCTATTTCGCTCAGCTTACAAGACCTTCGTGTATTAGCCGGTGCTGTAGAAATTGGCGCCACACGCGGTGCCTATCGTGCCAATGAAATGGAAATCGTTGGTGCTATGTATAACAAGTTAGCATTATTTCTAAAGGCTAATACACCAGCCGAAGAAGCGCAGCCAGCTGATGCAGGCGCACCTGCAGAAGTTACCGAAACACCGCAAGAAGCTGCCTAAACTGAAAGGAGCCTTATATGGCAAAATTTATTAAACATGTTGGACAAAATATACAAGGTAAAAAAGTTGTAGTTTTGTTCCGCGAAGTACCCGGGGAGCCTGAGAACTGCCTAGTAGTGCATACAGAAAAGCTACCGGCTAGCTATCATGACGATCTGATGCGAGCTGTTGAAAGTAATATTTGCCAGGATCAACTTGACACACATGACTTTCTTTTCAGACAGTCATTCCAGGACGGTACCAATATGCTAAACACCTTGCATCAGCAAGGTTGGATTG